ATGATATCGCCTCTGTTCTCAGATGCAGCTGTCGGAGACGTGATAGGAGCCGCACTTGCATCACTTGTAGATCAGTCTACGTCAATCCCGTCAACGGCCGCCATATTACAAGGCTTCAATGGGATCTGGAGTTCACCCGAGGCCCCTGAAGGTGACCCCAATGCCCCGGGACTACCGGTAATAATAACACCCTATGACTCAACGTTCGGAGAGTCCGTAGGCACAGCGATCGGGGTCAACAAAGGCTACAAAGATCCTGCGCCTCAAGGCTACGGAAAACCCACCGGAGGCGTGCACTACACTACGTCCCAAGATCTTATGCCGAAGGCTGAGCAAGAAGAAATCGCCCCAGTTACTGTTATTCAAATATTCTCCCCCATTCAGGCAGTAAATGTGTCCTGCACAGACGTTGCTAGCATTTTTATGAATAGTATCCCGCCGCTGGAGTTGTCCAGAGCAGTGCCTTACATGGAAGTAACCTTCTCAGTCCCTAACCCGTCTGGCCCTATGCAAGCCGACTTCGCCGGCGACGGCCAAAGCGGAACCACCACCGGAACACCTTCGATGTCAACGATGAGGTTTCTTATGGGAAGAGCAATGGACCCGAGCACTTACGCCGCTTCAATCGCAGACAAATCTCTGATCAATGGGCCGTACGACAATCTCCCAGGGCACTTTGCTCAACAAGCAGATACAGATATAGGCCAACCTGCGACCCTCGCGAGACGTGACAAGATGGCAACTGTCGCTGCAATGGATATTTTTACCATGCCTCAGACTATGGTAAATGCAGGAGGATTTTACGACCCATCACTCACTAACGGCACTCCCGGAGGCTATGACCCTTTTAAGCCTTTTATGAGTATAGAAAGTTTTAAATGTACGACCACAACAACAGCTTTTCTAGAACCGCTATCTCCGCTGACATTCGAAGGCCCGGAAAATGTACTCCAAGACAAAACGGGAAACCTACAGCTACGGCTCCATGACCGCGGCCGTCTCAATGACATCGCTCCGCTTGTAAAACCAAAAGCATTCGGGTCTGGGCACTTAAGAATAACTTACGGATGGTCTCACCCAGATGGATCGGATATAAACCGACCCTCGGACGCTGATTATAGTGCCAGATTTGGTGATCTTATCAATGCCATGAAAATAACCGAAATTTATCATATTGAAAATTCACAATTTTCGTTTGCAGAAGGCGGCGAAATCTCCTTAAATTTAACACTTCAAGAAGCTGGAGGTGAATGGGCTAAGAGTATAACAGAAGGATCAATCCGAGGTGTAGGTCAGCACCAGATGAATGACTCTTTGCAAGAGATGGTCAACGCAGCCTCCGCAGGCTCCAAGTCAAAAAAGGTCCTCACACCCTCATATGTGCTTCCAATAGGTAAGACCATCAAAGACTCCCAGGAATCCTTGGCCGCTGTACAGAAACTCATCGAGGACTTCCAGTCCTTCGATTTTAGCAAAGAGTTCGACGAGGCCTTCGAAAAAGTTTTTAATGCCGGCCAAAATTCCGAAGCCGAAGAAGCAGTGGCCGAAACTGAAAAGTTAAACAACAGTAACATGGCTGCGACTTTTGACGCCTTCTGGGCGGATATGATGAGCAAGCCAGACCCGTTTTTAAGACCTGCTACCACCGGAGCCACTTCCACATCAAAATCCAAGCCTGGCCCGCCGATCAGCGACTTCTCTAATACCGGCACGAAAGGCCATGCCACCTACGTCTCGCTCGGAAAAGTGTTGACTTATATAATGGGCGGAAATCTTCAAAAACAAAATAACGATTATGAAGAAATACAGTTTCTTTTTTATCCCTTTAACGCCCATGCAGGGGCGATGTACAACCACAATCTCTCTCAATTTCCAATGGAACAGAAAGTCCTCAAGAAGCACTTGGCAAAGCCTATGAAATCGGGCAAAGCGATTTCTGTTAAATCGCTCCTTGGGTTGATCAATGATAAATTTATGAACAGCCCTACAGCGAGAGCCTTTGGCAACCCAGTTGGAGGAGGTAAAGCCGCCCAGAAAAAACTCCGTGATATCTATGGTATTGAGCCTTCCGGGCCAGTTGGCCCATTTCAAATCCCAAGACTCGCTGTAAAACCACAGATCGGACCTTCTAGAACAAAGTTAAGTGACGGAGATATAAACACTGCTATGGGTGGAAACATACTTAGACTTCACATATATGACACTTGCTGCAGTACTATGAGCATTATTCACGATCTTAAGAAAGGTTTGGAGAACAGCACATTTTCTGTCCTCCGGAGAGACGTAGACCGAGACGTCGCTGCCATGGGTCTGGCGCCGACCTCGATAGTGTATGGCTCTAATCATCAAGCTTATTATGACGTTGTAATTCAACAATTCGAGCAAATGGGCGCAGTAGTAGCGATCTCAGATGAGTCTATGAAAGATTTCCAAGATGGAGCTGGCAAGAATTTAGATCCGGAAAAGCTCGCAGCCCTTAAGAAAAACTACAGATTTGTGACATCCTCACCTGAAGTTGTTAAAGGCACGATTGGAACGATATTTCCAACAATTAACTATGGCTCCGCGGGCACTTCAATAATTCAAGCAAATATCCAGACCAACGGCAACACCGAAAACGCAAATCTAGATATGACGAGAGGGAAAAATCCAGAAGAGCTAGCGAGTTTTGCAAAACTCGACACAATTCAGTACACAGTGATGCCTATCGAGGCGAATTTTACTTCTCTCGGATGTCCATACATTATGCCAGGGCAGCAGTATTTCATAGACTTCCAAACCAACACTGACGTCGACGATGTCTACACTATTCAAGAAATTACTCACGACCTCTCGCCTGGAAAATTTGAGACTCAGTTTAAATGCACAATGACGCAATATCAGAGGCTTTATCAAATGCAGACTGATAAGATTGGCGACGCAGTCGCTGCTGCAATTGCTAGGGCAATGAAGATAGAAACGTAATGCTTTTAATATAAGCATATTTTCTAATGTACTTTTGAGGCAAAAGACTTTTAATTGACTATGAAAGTATATTTGACAACAGGAAAGAGTGTCTCCATCGAGGTGGGAGAATTGGAAACAACTAGCGCTTCTGAGATTTATCTCTCTACAAACGATAATAGAGACGAAGTGCTTGACTTTTTAAAAATGTTTGGTCATAAAAAGTCAGTGCTATCACCAGAATACGGCTTAATACAAAAAGCACTACATCTTACAGACAAGGAAGCGCTCCATGCGGTCCCTAAAGAAAAAGTATCCAGCCGTATCAGTGATGTTGTAGAGACCCTGCAGAACGTCCTTAGATGCACAGACAATGATGAATACCTTGTAACCTATTTGTCAATTAAAAGATTCCTTAGAGAGCTCTCTGCACCACTTGTGTGTACACAGACACTTAAGTCAGTGATGAGAGCAACAGAACATAAGCCGACTGCTGATAGAATAGCCCAACTTATACCAAACGATTCTGGCCGGCCTCAAAAGACGTGCTATAATATGGTAGGTAGTTCTACTGGAAGGCTCACAGTCAAATCAGGCCCTCAAATCTTGACAATTTCAAGCAAAGCTCGTCAATCTTTTAGAAGTGAGTTTAAAAATGGTAAAGTCTTGCAAATCGATCTGATATCAGCAGAACCAAAGATTGCGCTTCAAGTCCAAGGCAAGAAATCGCCTGTAGACCTGTACGAATACCTTTCAAGGCATATTCTGGAAGGAAAAGTTAGCCGAAAAGAATCAAAATTAATAACACTGAGCGCGCTCTACGGTCAATCAGCTGCCAATCTTAAGAAGATACTCCCGGAAGACGTCAACGCGAACATTGTAATTAGAAAGACTAAAGATTATTTCGATTCGTCTTATCTAGAAAGGACTTTAAAACAGAGTCATCGATCTAGAAATTTAAGAAATATCTTAGGAAGACCTTTAAACATACCTGAAAATGATGAGAGGCTTGTGGTAAGCTATTTTTTACAAAGTTCTGCTGCTGAAGCTGCAATACTAATGTTTTCTAATTGGTCCGCGGAGCATAAAGACGTCGCAGTCCCACTGTATGTAATACATGATGCCCTTATAGTAGATTGCAACGAAGAGCTGTCTTCAAGCCTCTTGCAGAAAAAAAATATACAACTTAATGTAGGAGATTGGTCTTTTGACGCAAAAGTGACTCAAGTATCAAATATTTAGTATTATGATGGAAAAACATTTAAGAAACAAAATACGAAGTGCACTGTTTCAGATATTAAGAGAAGCGCCTGAAGAGGCCTCCTCTGAAGCAGAAACCGCTGAAGCAGAAAAGCCAAAGAAAGCCCGACGAAAGTCTAGAACTAGCAATAAGGGTGTGATAAGCACTAAGGGTGCTTTCGGCTCAGGTGGTCGATCAAAAAAATTCGTTGCAGATGCTCGCTCTAGAGCCGAAGACGACCCAAAAGGACTAATGAAAGATCTCGGTCTATCAGCAGCTGTCTCCGGAGGATCAGATCTACAAAAAGCTTTGAAAATACTAAATCTGGCAATTCACACCAACCTAGCGATGTCCGAAGCATATACAGGCGCTAGAAGTTCTTTTGATATCGTAAAGGGCGTTAATGAGAAGGTCGCTGTTGTTGCAATTAAGCTAGGAAAATTGGATAGAAAGAACGGTGTGAGATTTTTGGCCCACACCCTAGCCGCAGCACAGAATGCCGGCTATCTGGTCTTAGACGGAGGCTTGCAATTTGCCCAAGGCCAGTCTGCTTCTGTGGTGATTTATTCTAACTAAATAGTTGAACACATACGTGTATATTCATATAATATCTGTATGAATGAAAATATTTTATTAGAACGATACGAAAAATACGCAAGTTTACTATCTAGAGTCTTTGAAGAAGATAAAGTTCAAGCAATGTTGGATGCCCTAGGTGAAAGGATAGTGTTGTGTCCTACTTCTCTCATTGATGGACAGGGTGGAAACCCAGGCATGCTGGTAGAAACTTCTTTGCAAGTAGCTCAAAAGTCAAAAATGCTAGCAGAGTCTCATGGTCTTTCAAGGTCCGCAGTTCGAGTAGCTTTGGTACATGAACTGGGAAGAGTAGGTGATCTATCAGAAGATCTATATCAGATTCAAGACTCAGAGTGGCATCGAGACAAGCTTAATCAAAATTACAAGTATAATGAAAAGTGTGTCAAGATGAATATAGCACACAGAAGCCTGTATATTTTGCAAAACTTTAAGTTAGAGCTGTCTCAAGACGAGTGGATTGCCGTCGTCACATCACAAGGTCTTCAAGCTCCGGAAAATTCTTTTTACAATAGTAATCAAAGTATTTTAGGCCCAATTTTAAGATTCTCAAAAGAGCATGTAACTCACATGTTTGATACTTAATGATATGCACCCACTAAGAAAATACATAAGACTTCTCATTCAAGAACAGAACAAAAAAGAAAAAGAAGGCGAAAAGTCTAAGGACATTTTAGGTGAGCCTGATTTTAGCCCGGATGAAGACGAACAAGAAGTCTCGGGCGGAGGCGTCGCCGGCGTCGCGACACCCATAGGCACAGGACCTACCTATCCGTCTAAAACTAGTCACAAAAAAGAAAGTTCCAGGTCTTGAGTGAAACCCGACGATTTCAGGTCTGATGACTTGGTTGCTGTTTTTGGGGGAGAAGTAGGTAAAGAGGGCGATATCGCAGACGTCGTGTCTATCTGTAGAGTTATAGCTACAGGAGAAAGCGATTTAATAGTGGAAGAAGTGCTGAAGACCGTATTTTCTAGAAATTTAACGCACATAGTTCCAAAAAGCCTATGTAAAAAACTAACAATAGAGCCATCGAGGCTCTCTCGAGATCAGGTCCTAACACCTGCTCCAGGCGACTTAGTATTTTCTTATGCTAGGGAGAATTATGGCTCTCGAGGCGCTAATGAAAAAGTTGAAGAAATAACAGGTATTTTATATAAAACAACTTATCGCTTAGGGAAACCGTATAAGTGCACACTTATATGCGGAAAAGAAATGAAGGAGGTGACATTTGATAGTTTACTAGTTTTGCAGACAAACACAAAATAGCAATTTAAATTGAACATTTAGACCCCACAATAATACACTATTATAAGCAATAACAACACATATGCCAATTTGCACATCAAACATTTAAGGAGATAAAAATGGCACTAGACCTAGACGCAATCAGAAATAAATTAAACCAACTCTCAGGTAATTCTTCAAAAAGAAATACAATGTGGAGGCCCCAGGAGGGAGAAGAGACCACAGTTCGACTACTTTCTTTTCCTGACAACGAAGGCCAACCCTTCATGGAGCGTTGGTTCTACTACAACATCGGCAACAACCCAGGCCTTCTAGCACCGTATCAATTCGGCCAGCCAGACCCCATCCAAGAACTTATTAATAAGCTTCGGGACGACAGCTCTAAGGAGTCTTATGATCTTGCTAAAAAGCTTTATCCAAAGATGCGCTGTTATGCTCCTGTTATTGTTCGAGGAGAAGAAGATAAAGGCGTGAGAGTTTGGGCGTTCGGAAAGATGGTATATCAAAGTCTTCTGAACATCATGCTTGATGAAGATTATGGTGACATTACAGACCCACTCGAAGGACGTGATGTAAAGGTTACTTGCTCTAAGCCACCAGGTCGACAGTGGGCAACTACTGAAGTACGCCCCCGCGGCAAGAGTAGCAAGCTTTCTGAGAATACCGATCAATCTCGCGACTGGGCAGCATCAATTCCTAATCTTGACGATATGTACACATGCAAGACTTACGAGGAACTTGAAAAAATCGTAAATGATTGGCTCTCTGGAGACGATGACGATTCTTCTGGTGACGACGGCACATCGAGAGGCGGCCCCAGTCCGTCAGACAGCTCGAATAGCTCTAGCGACACTGAGTCTGATTCATCATCACCTGAATCAAAGAAGTACAAAAGTCTAGACGAAGCTTTTGCTGACTTAGAAGATCTGTAGGGGCTCCAGCGCTTACACATTAAAGGCGGCGCCCAGGCGCCGCCTTTTTTTTTACTTTCTGTACACTAGAGTGTTTTTAAATAGAATTGTCTTATAAGGAGTCATTATATGACAAAAAAAGAAAAGGCCAGTAATTTCACAGACGAACTCATAAAGTCTTTGAATAAAGAGCATGGGACTCGAGTCGCCTACAATTTGGCGTATGACACGTCCCCTACACATGTAAAAAGATGGATAAGCACAGGATCTAAGCTCCTAGACTATATCGTCTCAAATAGATCAAACGGCGGTCTTCCAGAAGGAAGAATTGTTGAGATTTTCGGACCACCGTCCATTGGTAAATCTCACATAGCCATTCAGATCGCTAGAAGTACACAGGAGATGGGCGGGATAGTAGTTTACATCGACACTGAAAATGCAACTTCTGTAGAAAACCTCGGCTTGTTAGGCGTTGATATTAGTAAGCGATTCGTATACGTTGATACACACTGTACGGAAGAAGTACTTTCAATTGCTGAAGCTACAATTATGAAAGCGAAGGCGATGGACAAGGATGTGCCTATTACGATTGTCTGGGATTCTGTTGCTGCATCTTCACCAAAAGCTGAACTGGTTGGTGATTATGATAAGGAAACCATTGGCCTCCAAGCCCGTGCAATTTCTAAGGGAATGAGAAAAATTACAGGAGTAATAGGGAATCAGAATGTTCTGTTCATAATTCTCAATCAGATTCGAACAAAAATTGGTGTAATGTACGGAGACCCAACAACAACCCCCGGGGGTAAAGCTATTCCGTTTCATTCTTCAGTAAGAATCAAGCTTGGTGCCGGCCAAAAAATTGAAAACAAAGACAAGGAAGTTGTTGGAATTCATGTTTCTGCTAAGACAATTAAAAACAAGGTCGCACCACCTTTCAGAACAGCAAACTTTGAAATTCACTTTGGAAAAGGGATCCGAGAGCACGAACAAGTCTTTGACTTTTTGAGAAAGCACGGACCAGAAGTCATCGATGGAAAAGAAATCGGAATCACCGGCTCAGGTTCTTGGAAGTCTCTAATAGTTTCAGACGTCGAGACAGGTGAAATCCAGGTAGAAAAAAAATTCTATAAGGCCGACTTCGATAAGGTCTTAAATGACCCTAAATATGGCGCGTACTGTGACATACTGTTAGAAAAGGCAATGATTAGAATAATGTCTAGCGATGAAGGCGAAGACTTTGATAATAATTCTTACGAAGAAGCGAGATCAGTTTCTATAGAGATGGAGAACGAGCTAATAGATCCGGAGGCTTAATGTCGTTACGTCCTATTCTTTTAGTAGACGGTCTAAATCTATTCATGCGTCACTTTGTAGTTAATCCTACAATAAGCGAGTCAGGTGACCATGTTGGTGGAACAGTTGGATTTTTAAAATCTTTAAAATTTCTTTCTGATAGAATCGGTCCTTCGAAAATAGTCGTGGTGTGGGAAGGCGGCGGTTCGCCGCGGCGACGCGCCATTTTTAAAGATTATAAAAGCGGCCGAAGACCCCAACGCCTTAATAGATACTACGCTGAAGACATACCTGACACGCTAGAGAACAGAGATGATCAAGTTTCACTCACTATACGACTTTTGAACAACACACCTGTTCACCAGGTGTATGTAGAAGATTGTGAAGCCGATGACGTCATCGGTTATATTGTAGGCAACGATAGAAAAGACTACAAATACGTGATAGCCTCTTCTGATAAAGACATGTATCAGTTGTTGGACAAAAACACGATACAGTGGTCGCCTGGCCAAAAAAAGTTTATCACTTTTAGAGATGTTAGAGAAAAGTTTGGCATTAGCGCTGTCAATTTTTGCACCGCGAGATGCTTTGTAGGAGACCCGTCAGACGGCTTACCAGGTGTTCCGAAAGTTGGGTTTGCTTCTCTTTCAAAACGGTTTCCTAAGATGAAATCTGATGAATTTATGAGTGTCGAAGAAATAGTTCAGCAATCCGAAAGTTTGATTGAAAATAGTAAAATCAAGGTCTATACTAGCATTATTGAAAATCAAGAAATCGCAAAAAGAAACTGGAAGTTGATGTTCTTAAATACACAAAACCTCTCAGCTACGCAAATACAAAAAATAGAAAATTTAATGTCAAATTATGTACCTACAATAAATAAGCTAAGGCTGATCAAAGACTTGTCAAACCACGGAATAAAGAATTTTGACGTCGACGGCTTTTTTGCTTCTATAAAAGCAAACCTGAGGAGAAAATAATGTCTCAAATGTCTGAAGCACATTTCAGCAAGTACGGAAAGTCCTTTCAAGAAAAGATCTTCCAGTGTTTTATGTCAGATCGAGAGTGGGCTGCTCAAATGGTGGAGGTGATGAACCCGTCATTTTTTGATGTAAGCTATCTACAGTATCTTTCAGAAAGATTTTTTGCTTATTACACAAAGTATAAATGTTTTCCAACGCTCGGCCTTCTCGTGACTATTATAAAGGAAGACCTATCTCAGAAAGATGACTCTATTTTAAGAGACCAGATAGTATCATTTTTACATCGGTTAAAGACAAATCCTGCCATTGCCGATTTAGGCTATGTGAAGGATAAGACATTAGACTTCTGTAGAAAGCAAGCCTTCAAAGAAGCACTCGAAGAATCAGTAGAGCTAATACAAACAGAAAAGTTTGATTCTGTCCTTACAATTATGAAAAAAGCAGTATCTGTAGGACTTCCGTCCAGTACTGGCCATGACTTTTTCGAAGACGCAGAAGCTCGATTTGTAAAGCTCAATAGACAGGCATGCCCAACAGGCTTACCAAAGCTCGATGCAAAAGACATACTGAGAGGCGGCCTGGGCCGCGGCGAGATTGGAGTAGTCACCGCGAACACCGGCGTTGGAAAGTCTCATTGGCTCGTTGCTATGGGGACTAATGCCATGAGAGCAGGCAAAAATGTCTTGCACTACACATTCGAACTCACAGAGCATGCGGTCGGCCTTAGGTATGACTCTAATCTCTGTGATATTCCATCAAACGAGGTCCAGGACAGAAAAGACGAAGTACTCAAGAAGTATGAAGATCTCGAGCTTGGAAGGCTTATAATCAAAGAGTATCCGACAGGATCAGCAACATCAATCACGATAAGAAACCACATAGAGAAACTTATGCTAAAAGGATTTTCTCCTTCTGTGGTTATTATTGATTACGCTGATATCATGAGATCTACGAAGTCGTATGACTCTTTGCGGCATGAGCTTAAGTTAATCTACGAAGAGCTAAGAAATCTTGCAATGGACATGAGTATTCCTATCTGGACAGCATCGCAAGCTAACAGAGAATCTGCAAAGTCAGATATTGTAGGGCTTGAGAATATGTCTGAAGCCTATGGCAAAGCGATGGTCGCCGACTTGGTGATATCTATTTCTAGAAAGGCCACCGAGAAGGCCGGAAATTCTGGTCGACTATTCGTTGCAAAAAATAGAGCTGGAAGAGACGGAATAGTTTTCCCGCTTCAAATAGACACGGCCAAAAGTACATTTAAGATTCTAGACGAGAGTGTTTTGACACTTACTGAGGCAGTAAAGCAAACAGACTCAGAAATGAAAAACATTTTAAGAAAAAAATGGAGAGAGGTAAATGAAGAAGACAAACATTGAAATATGTTTAACTGAGAACGCCCAGGTAATATTACAACGTCTAGGGTTGGATCCTGAAAAATACGGAAGCGCGTATAATGGAGAAAGTGCAGGATTAGACCTTTATAATATTGGCCCAGAAGTTAATATCTTAAGTAGGAACAAGTGGACTGCCTTCGGAGAAAAGTCTGTACAAATACCTACAGGTGTAAGAGTTAATATTCCTATGAACATGGTTGGACTAATAAAAGGCCGAGGAAGCATAACACAGACGGGCCTTATTGTCCGAGCCGGCGTCATAGACGCTGGATATACCGGAGAGATTTTTGTTAACTTAGTAAACATTGGTGAGAGAGACACAACAGTTAATCCGGGCGCAAAACTCCCCGTTCAGCTAGTTGTGTTACCATGCCACAATATATTTAAGACAATCACATATACAGATTATATGAAGTCCATGGACCAAAGCAAGCGCATGGGCGGAAGCCTTGGTAGTTCTGATTAAATGAATCTTTTGACGAGAGAGTGGAATGTCGAATTTTAGTGATGCTATAAAAACTAGCACAAAATATTTCAAAGGTGACGAGCTTGCGGCTAATGTTTTTGTAACAAAGTACGCGCTGACTGACAGAGAAGGAAACATACTAGAAAGTTCTCCCGATGAAATGCATGCTCGTCTGGCCAAAGAATTTTCTAGAATAGAAGAGAAATATCCAAACCCTCTTTCCGAAGAAGAGATATACAGTCTTTTCAAAGACTTTAAGTACATTATCCCGCAAGGCTCACCCATGTCAGGCGTAGGAAACCCATATCAGGTACAATCGCTTTCTAACTGTTTCGTAATCGAGCCGCCACATGATTCGTACGGAGGCATCTTAAAAGTGGATCAAGAGCTGGTTCAAATCGCAAAACGCCGCGGAGGCGTAGGGTTTGATCTTTCATCTATAAGACCTAAGGGATTGGCCACAGGAAACTGTGCCCGTACGACAGACGGAATAGAAGTTTTCATGGACCGTTTTTCAAATTCTTGTAGAGAAGTTGCACAAGGCGGCCGCCGCGGCGCACTTATGTTGACAATATCTGTTCATCACCCCCAAATAGAAGATTTTATAAAGATAAAACGAGACTTATCAAGAGTAACAGGGGCAAATATTTCAGTTCGTCTTTCTGACGAATTTATGAATGCAGTTCAAGAAGACAAGACCGTCGAGCTAAGATTTCCAGTTGATAGCACGTCTCCAGACGTGACTCGGCAAGTATCTGCCAGCAGTCTATGGAACGATATAGTCGAATCAGCCCACGCATGCGCCGAACCCGGACTTTTATTTTGGGACAATGCTACTAGACTAACGCCATCGGATATCTACACAGAAGAAGGCTTTGGATCAAAGTCCACCAATCCATGTGGAGAAATTATTCTTTCTCCATATGATAGTTGCCGACTGATGGTTGTCAACCTTCTATCATTTGTCAAAGATCCATACACACCTAATGCAGAGTTTGACTACAAACATATGTTTGAAGTTGTTCACCAAGCGCAGAGACTAATGGACGATATGATCGATCTGGAGATAGAACAGGTTGAGAAGATTTTAGAAAAAATTAATAACGATCCAGAACCGGAAAGTGTAAAGCAAATTGAGAAAGACATGTGGGAAAAAATAAAGACTCAAGCGCTTCGAGGCCGAAGAACAGGTCTAGGCGTTACTGCTGTAGGCGATGCGCTAGCTGCATTAGGAATACAATACGGATCTGACGATTCTATCGAAGCAGTTGAGAAATTTTATAAGACGCTAGCTACGAGTGCCTATCGATCTTCTTGTATCTTGGCTAAAGAAAGAGGATCGTTTGAAATACACAATCATGACAAAGAAAGAGGCCACGAATTTTTAGAAAGAATCTGGAATGAGTCGCCTGAAATTAGAGAGCTAAGTAAAAAATACGGCCGCCGAAACATCGCCTTGACCACAACGGCCCCTGCCGGTTCCGTAAGTGTTCTGACACAAACAACTAGCGGCATAGAGCCTGCTTATATGCTAAAGTACACAAGACGAAAAAAGATAAATCAGGAAACAGACCCAGGGTCTCGAGTAGACTTCGTTGATGATTCAGGCGATGCATGGCAAGAATATGATGTCTACCATCAAGGTTTTAAGAATTGGATGAGTGTTTCTGGAAAGGAAGACATGGAGTCTTCTCCTTTTTATGGAGCGACTTCTAACGATGTTAACTGGGTTAATAAAGTAAGAGTTCAGGCAGCAGCACAAAAATGGGTTTGCCATGCAATTTCTAATACTACAAATGTTCCAGCTGAGACAGATGTAGAAACTGTCAAGAAAATATATCTAACAGGGTGGAAATCCGGGTGTAAGGGTGTAACAGTATACAGAGACGGGTGCAGATCCGGTGTACTTGTCTCCAAAGAGAAAAAAGAAACGACTTTTAATTCTCATCATGCACCTGATAGACCAGAAGAGCTTAAGTGTTCTATACACCACGCGACAATTAACGGTGAGGCGTGGACAATTTTGATAGGATTGCTTGATGGTAGACCTTATGAAGTTATGGGAGGTCTCCAGAAGTACATAGAGATACCTAAGAAGTATAGGCAAGGGTCTATTATCAAGCAACACTACAAAACTAAGAACTCAAGATACGATCTAAGAATTGGTAAAAATGGAGACGAGATCTTAATAAAAGATATCGTCGACGTATTCGATAATCCTAATCACGCAGGGTTTACCAGAACTATATCGCTAGCCCTGCGAAGCGGCGCACCAATTCAGTACGTTGTTGAGCAGCTCCAAAAAGACAGAGAGATGGACATGTTTTCTTTCTCAAAAGTCATTGCTAGAGTTCTCAAGTCGTATATAAAAGACGGAACTGTGCCAGGAAAAAATGTTTGTGAGAATTGTAGTGCTGAAGATACACTAAGCTACCAAGAGGGCTGTGTGACGTGCACGTCCTGTGGCCACGGAAAATGTGGGTAAATAACCTGAAAACGAGAATGTAATGAAACATACAGTAAAAATATCTCCACTAATTAAAGAAATAGAACTAAGAAAAAGTCCAGTCATTGTTCGTGTTAACAAGTTCGACGAGGAATCGGCTAAGAAATTTGCCGAGCAGGTCGCACTAGCACATAATACAGGGCAGAAAATAGTTCCCGTAGTTATTGACTCATATGGAGGCCAAGTCTATAGCTTGATGAGCATGATAAGTGCTATAAAGTCTGCCGAGCTTCCGGTAGCGACCATCGTAGAAGGAAAAGCAATGTCATGTGGTGCAATACTTTTCTCGTGCGGTACCGAAGGGTATAGATTCATGGATCAAAACTCGACAGTGATGATTCATGATGTGTCTTCTATGGACATGGGCAAGGTTGAAGAGCTCAAAGCTGGAGCACAAGAAGCAGATCGCCTTAATCAGATCGTCTACAAGATGATGGCACAAAACTGCGGAAAGAAAGACGATTATTTTCTTAAAATAGTCGATAAGAAAAAGCACGCCGACTGGTTTTTAGACGCCGCCGAGGCAAAAAAGCACGGTATGGCGAATCATCTTCGAGTGCCTACACTAAGAATAGCTGTAGACGTAAGCATTGAGCTTGACTAATAAAGACAATTAAAACCCAAGTCAAGCTTTCGCCGCTTACATTTTTCCAAGATAATTAAGATTATGGATAAAATTAAAGTAAGAGGCTACATGAAGCCCACATCGTCTTTTTATACACTAGGCGAGTGGGAAGAAATGGCAATGTATCTACTAGATCTTCAAGGCCGCGGCATCGACAGCCGCGGCGGAGAGCTTAGTTGTAAACATCCAACTGTGTGCAACCAACAAGACGTTGATAACTTTCTAGGAATGATATATCAGTTTTTCGGATATCAGCTTAAAGATGAAGTTGATAGGTGGCAACTCTTAACTCAAAAAAATGTTCTGGATTTTATAGAAGACTTTGTCAATCACAGATTGTGGTCTTTTGAAAATAATCACAGTCGTCACTTTCCGGATATTAGAAAGCTTAAATTTGCTTTCTTTTATTCACGCGGTGACTTAGAACCCTACGTGATGCTCGACGATGAATATACAACTCAGCTTTACGGATCTGTCTATAATCCGAAGCTTCTTTGTCACTATACGACCTCAGAAAGCTTGGATCGTCTGTTTAGATCAATAAAAGAAGGCCCGGAATTCGATATATCTTCTTTCACTGTTATGGAGAGAGAGTTTTTCAGGCCTGAGTCTACTGTTCTAGTTACCTTCGTCGGAAATGTTAGGGCAGGATTTAGAAGTGATGTAAAATCTATGGCACTGACATCTGGTCGAAGAGCGTGTAACATGCATCGTCTAGAGTATCCTGGCAAAGACGTTAATAATATATGTTATGAGCTGGATTCTTGTGACTCTGAAGTTCGGACAAGTCTTTGGAATGAGTATATTGCGACGCCTATACAAATAATCAAAGTAGAGCAACGCTAGACCTGTACAATGTGTTTATGTGTGATATAATTCTCTATCATGAGAAAACATTATACATGGCGACCACCAACATCTTCTATAGGGATGCCCCAAGAAGAGGCCTGGCCTAATTCTTGGAAAATGCTCGTTGTTTGCATGCTTTATAAAAAAGAAAAGAGTGTGAGCAATGCCTGAAGGCCCTGAAGTTAGAAGAATGGCTCAAGACCTTGCCACACATGTTTCTGAGAGGACTCTGACGAGCTTTGAGGTTTTAAGTGGAAGATATACTAAGAAGTCTATTCAAGGGATCACAGAGTTAAAGCAGGAGCTTCCTATGAAGGTTATAGGCGTAGGATCACATGGAAAGTTTATGTACATGCTAACAAATTCAGGATTCAATATCTGGAATACACTAGGTATGACAGGAAGCTGGTCCTCTACTGAAAAGAAGCATTCTAGAGTCAGATTTAATTTTCTAGATGGAACATGTGTCTATTTTAACGATATAAGAAATTTTGGAACTCTCAAATGTGTCTATGGAAAAGACAAGTTGTTGACGAGGCTCAGACAGCTCGGCCCGGATCTTCTATCTGAAGATATCGATGAGGAGTTTTTTGTGCAAAGGCTAAGAGACAAGAATTGTTTTAATATAACTAAAATTCTAATGGATCAAAAAACCTTTTCTGGGATAGGAAACTATGTTAAATCTGAGTCTCTGTGGTTAGCCGAAATAAACCCACTTAAAGATATTGAACAAATAAATGATGAAAAATTAAAAATATTGTGCAGAACTGTTAAAAGTGTTCTAAGAACTTCATATAATTCAGGCGGAGCAACTTTCATGACGCATAAGAATTTTTCAGATAAGCCAGGATCGTATTCAGATCGGTTTCTTTGTTATAATAGAAAAATTGATGCTGAAGGAAACAAAGTCATAAAAACAAAAACGCCCGACGGGAGAACAACTCATTGGGCACCCAACAAACAGGAGAAATAAATGAGTGAGAAGAGCAAATCATACAACCTTTCAGATCGTGCAATCGCACAAATTATTCAGCTGATGCAATTAGGTATCTTAACTGGGACCGACGTCTCAGATCAAATGAGAACACTAAGAGTTGTAGAAGGCACAAATAATAAACTTGAGCCTTGCCCTGAGTATATGGACATGTTTAACGAGAATCTCGAGAAGATGAGGGCCATGGCCGACTCTGATGGCGATGCTGAAAATGAGTAGCGACAATCTGTCTAGACTCTTTGGTCTAAGAAGAGATTTTATGAAGCGTCTTGAAGAATCTAAGCCGGGATCTTATCCTGATTGGCCTCTGGAGATCTCTTCGAAGAAGTCACAGCAAGTTTTAAGAGACACAGCGCTAAAAGGCATAGAAGAAATGTTCGAAGCATTGCAGCATCTTAAGAATTGGAAGCCTCATAGAGACACAGAGCTAAAAGAGTTTGATAGAGATGAGTTTCTTGAAGAAGTTGTAGACGCTTTTAATTATTTTTTGAGCGTTCTGGTTCTTGTAGGCGTCGACGAAAAAGAATTCTTTGATGCCTACTGCAAGAAAGACGAGATCATCAGTAGCAGGTTGTCTAATGGATATTAGGTTTTAATACGCCAACACAAGAACTCTTGAGCAAGCAGCCAAATGAAGCGTAAAGCCTACCATAACCAGAACATGCCACCATGTATGATTCCATTTTATAGTGTCTCTAGAGTAGAAACCCAAACCAATGCTATAAGCAACTCCGCCTAGAATCAGTATCCAAAGTGAAGATGTTTCAATATAGCCTGTTTTTCCAACCAAGCCAAGTGCCGGAAAGATTGCAGCCCACCCTAGAAGAACATAAGAAACCACAGAAAAAACTTCTGTGGTTTTCCTTTTAATACAAAGTGAAGCTGTGAAAAATCCACCTAGTAAAATTAAAAATGAAGCAGACCCTGCAGCTGCCAAGCTGTTATAACATGTTAAGCTTATTGATGTTCCACACCCAACAATCATTAAATAGATAGCAGCTTTATCTACGAGTCTATTTCTTTCTTTTTTTCTTGGGTTTTGTGTTGAATGATAGAGAAAAGATGAAAAAAATGTCCAACAGGAAAGAGATATCATGAAGAGAAAAATAATCTTCCCCCTTAGCACAAGATTCTCATTTAAGAGGACAATTAGAAGTGAGACAACTGAAAGAACGGACCAGACAAAGTGTGTATATGCATTGACGACCTCTTCTTCACCTGTTCTCATATAAAACCTCCATTCTTAAATATATTAAATTGTAAATCTAGTGCTCCCCAGAATAAAATAAAAGTATGTTACGATGCGCTTTAAATAACTTTTACCCCAGACACATCGGTGCAATAAAAAATGTCTAAAAAAATTAACGATATTTTAGAAATTCAGAAAAGTTTTTCTGACAACTTTTTTGACCCCGCTATGCTCTCTGAAAAAGAAAAAATAGAAAGGCATAAGACATTTTGCCTGGCCCTTCACGATGAAGCATCTCAGCTTTCAGATGCTGTGCACTACAAAGACCATAGAGATTTCATAACACCCACTAACAAGCAGAAAATTCTTTATGAAGCAATAGACATTTTAAGATACTGCTTTGCTACGCTAAATCTTTGGGACTTCACTGCTGATGAGATCGAAGATGCATTCGACGCCCGGGACGCTTTTTTGTGGGACAGAAAGCAAAAACCTATTGAGGCCTGGGCCGGCCAGCCTGTAATTATAGTCGACGTCGACGATGTAATTGCATGTTTTAGAGACACATTTTTTGGCTGGCTTAATGAAAACTTTGGCTTAAAACTTTCTGTAGATTTGCCTGAATACTATTATAATGGTAAGGTTGGTGATCTAACTGGAGAAGAAGCATTTATGAAGTTCATTGACGAAAGCATGGTAAGAAGTATAGGCACCAGCCAGATAATGAAAGAAAGTCTACAAAAGCTAAGAGACGAAGGCTTCTGGATTCAGCTTTTGACTGCGAGGCCTTCAGATAACTTGAAGTGTTTGTATGACACTTATCACTGGCTAAATAGTAACAATATCCCGTACGATAATATTGCATTTTCATCAGAGAAATATAGATGGATAGCAGACAAAAAGTTTTTTAAAGAAGACAAAATATTCTGTGCAGTGGATGATTCACCAAAGCACGCGTCGGAGTACGCGTCTCACGGTGTGTATACACTGGTGCCTAGAAGATCTTATAACAAGACAGTTTGGTCTGACAAGAACATAAAAACTTTTGACTGGGAGAAGGAGTCGATTTATGACATCATTACACAGGCCTGGAATGAGCGTGATAAGTAGCGTGATACAAAGACTAAGAAAGGGGGAGACTGTAGACTTATCAGTATTTCCTACAAAAGAGATTGATATGATACGGTCTCTTTACGACGATTACTTAATGAACATTTGGTTTCATTTAGGTGACACTAATTTTAACCGGTTAGGGTATAGAAATGCCACTGACCATTTAAGCAGAGAATTACAAATTTTAAATCAGGAGAAAATCAATGCCGTTAAATAATAAATTGGAACCCATTAACTTACCTATGGATCTTAAGTTTGGAGAAGAACCTTCGACTGTTTTTCATAATAACTTAAGAGCACTAAAGGTAGAGCTAGTAGATGCACCAACATCAAACCAGGCTAGAGATGTCGCATGGCACTTTGTAAAGGCCACTTGGGCTGACACACCATCAGAAATTAATCCGGACGAAGCACAAGATAGCCTGAAGAGCAAAAATCTTCTAGACGTTCTGCAATTTAGAGCGCTTCCAACCCCAATGGAGTGTTTAGGATTTACTTTTAGACTTTCGGGTCTGTCTTTTCAAGAAGTGACACACATTATCAGGCACAGGGCCGGATCTTTTGCAGCGCAATGTACCGGTGATAGAGACCTCAGAGGTGATGACGCTGTGATTCCGGAGTCCGTTGAAAATTCTCCTGAGTTTTTGGAGCGCTACACGAGAATCGTCCGAGACTCCAAGCAGTTATATTCTGACATGACTGATTCAAAGACAGTCTCCATGATGGATTCTAGAATGATCTTGCCTAAGTGTATGACGTCCTTTTACTACATGCGCTTGAACTTAAAAGACTTAATAGGCTTTGTTAAGCAGCGTCAAGATATCCAGATTCAGCCAGCTGCAGACAATATTTTAGCAGCTAGAATGGCAATTGCCGCGGCTGCGGCGATTCCAGAGTTAACTCAAGTATTTAACTTTGACAAGCCTGATTTTCACTATATCAATACTTTCCGGGTCAAGGAGGGAGACAAGTGGATTAGCAACGGTACAAACCTGTACCAACCAGAACCGAAAAACGATACATTTGATTATCACGAAGAAGACACGATCTACCCGTGCAGAAGAGAAGAACTAAACGGTACCGACGGCTCCGGAGAAAAGATCTTCACAACAATGTGGGGAGATTTAATGGGTCAATTTCAACAACTTAAATCAGACTACGAAAGTAGTTTCTAAGAGGAAAAAATGAGTAATACTAAAAAGATTTACCTAGCATCTGGGTGGTTCAACCCGATGCAGGCTGAAGAACTAACCAGGCTTGAGGACATTTGTGACACTCGCGAATGGATCGACTTAGCTTCACCCAGGAGGATTTTTGTGTGTCCTCCAGATGCCCCCAAAGAGACACAAGACGAGACTTTTGACGGTAATCTTCACCACATAAAGACAGCAGATTTTCTTATTGTCAATACTAGGGACAAGGATATCGGTACAATTTGGGAGGCTGGCTTTGCCCATGCAAATAATGTACCAATTGTATACTTTTGTCAAGGCCTGCCTGCAGGCGCCAAGTTCAATTTAATGCTCGCGAGAAGCGGCGCCAAGGTGTGTACTTCTTATGAGCAATTAGAAGACTACTTGGATAGATGCAATGCTGAGGGTGTTCTTTTAAACGAGCCTTACGACAAGGATATTGAATAGACATGAAAGTACTTGTAACAGGAGGCGCCGGGTTCATAGCTAGTAATCTAGATGTGAGCCTTAGAAAAATGGGACACGAGACTATTCACATCGATGATTCCAACGTTGCAAGAATTACAAAGACAGCAGAGATGTGTGTTCATAGAAACACTGCTGAGACGTGGTCATGGCATCTTGATAATCTAGGTGTTGATTGTGTAATTCATAACGCAGCTGTTGTAGGCACCGATGTGGTAGCATTGCATGCCAATGAAGCTTCTTTGACAAACGTTGCGGGAACCTATAATATAGTTCGAGCATGCAATCAGTCTAAGATACCAGTCTGCTATATGGGGACTACTGTGATCTACGACACAGCAAAATATCAGAATCAAAGGATTGTGGAAGATTCTGAGAAAAACCCTATGACTTTTTACGGCATCCAGAAATTATCAAGTGAACAAATCATTACTTCACATGCAAAAGAATGGATGATCATCCGCCCACTTTTCGCGTATGGCGGGGTAGGCGATATGAATTCCTTAATAGCAAAGTCTATTTACGCTGTCAAGGATGAAAGAGAGTCATTAGATATGTTTTTGGATCCCGGCAAGATCAAAGATTACCTTCATGTTTCTGACTTCTGCGACGCTGTGACATTAGGTTGTCAAGAGGGTCTGTGGGGAGAAGACTATAATATTGCTTCTGAAAACCCAAGGTATACAGCTCAGATAGTTTCCATGCTAGCCGACGTGGTTAGTAGTAATCTTCCTCAAATTATTAAGTGGCACCCAGAGACCGATTATCTAGGCAACCATATGCTGTCTTCTGAAAAATTTAGGAATGCAACTTCATGGATGCCGAAGATTTCTTTGCTAGATGGAATAAAAATGTCTAAAAAAGAAATACTAGGTGATGAATCAGGATACAACCCTCTTTTACATCTCGATGACGCAGAAGATAAGAAAATCAAGTTGACAGATTTCTATAATTCAAATATTTAGATTTGTAGGACATTTTTACATCGTTCTCATTCTGACATAATCTAGATCATTTTCATGTTTTGTATGAATGATAACTAGATATACTTACATCAATCCGGTGTAAAAACTCGAGCCTGATGATATAATACTATCATCAGGCTTTTCCTATAGGAGTATACATTGTCTTCATCCTTTGACTCGTTCAAACCACCCACCAGATTTACCGGGCTTCATGCTCACTCCTCTTTCAGCACTTTCGATGGCTTAGGCTATCCTAAAGAACATATTGATTTCATTCTAAGCGAACAGCAAGGAATGGACTCTTGGGCTCTGACAGATCATGGAAACGGCTCAGGCCTTGCACATGCAAGGGCACATACAGTAAAAATGCAAAAAGCTGGACGAAACTATCGACAGCTTTACGGTGTAGAATTTTATTTCGTGCCTTCTTTGTCAGACTGGCGAGATCAATATGACACTCATCGTCAAGAAGTTAAAAATGCAAAGTCTGCTAAAGAGCAAGAAAAGCGGGCAACTCAGAAAATTGTTATTGACGCCGAAGGTGAAGTAGAGCAAGGCGGCCATGTCATCGAAGACGAAGAAGAGACCAAACGTTCAAGCGCGAATAAGCCTGAATGGAAGAGATACTATCACCTGGTTATTATTGCAAAAAATCAGGTTGGTCTTGGAAACTTGTTCACCCTAGTCAAGAAGTCTTATAAGCATGGGTTCTATAGATTCCCTAGAATCGACTATAAAATGCTTAAAGAGCATGGCGAGGGGCTAGTAGTATCAACTGCCTGTGTAGGCGGCCTCGCGTCAGGATTAATTTATAAGCAATTCAGCGGCCTAAAGTTTGACGAGTTACATCCAAACTTGATGGACAACGTAGATAACTACAATCCTATTATGAATCGCCTAGAAAACATGGCAGATCGATTTGTAGATTGCGTAGGGCCTGACAATTTCTTTCTAGAGATGCAATTTAACGATCTTCCGGCGCAGCACCTAACCAACAGATGTCTAATTGACCTTTCAGACAAGACAGGGGTTCCTCTTGTAGCCACGGCCGACTCACACTTTCCAAGTGCTGATAAATGGCAAGCCCGGGAGCTTTATAAAAAGCTAGGCTGGATGGGCGCTAAGCTTGATCAAAGTATGCTCCCAAAAGAAGAGGATCTTAAGTGTATGCTGTACCCTAAGAACGCTCAACAGATGTGGGACGAATTCAAGCAAGGCCACGATCAGTATGATTTCTATAAGGGCCGCGAAATTCTTGTCAAAGATGCCATCGAGCGCACTCATGACATAGCCTGGCAAAAGTGTGAAGACACTTGGATTGACACATCAGTTAAGCTTCCTAAGTTCGGAACGCCTGAAAAGCCTGCATTTAAAATGCTAGCTGACCTTGTGAAAGAGGCTATGATCCGAGAAGACTTAGCATCCAACCCAGTGTACGTCGAGCGTATGAAGGAGGAGATGTCTGATATCAAGTTCCTTGGGTACGAGGCATATTTCTTAGCAATGTACAAGATTTTTCATCTTGCGGAAAAAAGAACGCTCTTCGGCCCAGGCCGCGGCTCAGGCGCAGGCTCTCTTGTAAACTACTTGCTGGGTATCACACAGATCGATCCCCTTCCGCACGGTCTTCTTTGGTCACGTTTTCTCGGCCGTCACCGAACATCCTGGCCCGATATTGACACAGATGCCGGCGATCGCAATGCTCTAATTGATGCTTCTCGTGAGCTATTTGGAGATGATGCTGTTATTCCTGTTTCCAACTTTAACACCCTAAAGTTAAAGTCACTGGTGAAGGATATCGCCAAGCTGTATGGCATCGACTTTGCAGAAGTTAATAAGATGACAGGCCCTCTTCAAGATGAAGTAATGCCTCATGCCAAGGATGAAAATCAAGAAAAGTCTGTGTTTGTATTAAGACATGAAGACTGTATGAAGTATTCCACTGGCTATCGTGAATTTATGGAAAAGTATCCAGAAGTCGGTAAGCATGTAGAGACGTTGTTTATGGAAAACAGATCTATTGGTCGACACGCCGGCGGCGTTATTATTGCGCCACCAGACGAGCTGGCTTCAACAATGCCAATTATCGGTGTTAGAGGAGAGTTACAAACTCCCTGGACAGAAGGCATGAATTTCCGTAATCTTGAAGATAACGGATTCTTAAAGTTTGATTTTCTTGGCCTTACTCTCTTAAAAGACGTGGAAAATTGTATTGGCCGAATTCTTAAAAAGCAAGGAAACAATTCACCTACTTTTGCTAATATTAGAGACTTTTTTGATGAACAGCTTAATTGTCGCTATAACACACAAGACGACTCAAGTGTGTGGGAACATGTTTATCACAAGGGTCATTTTACCGGAATATTCCAGTTCACTGCTCCCGGAGCTAGAAAGTTCTGCTTAGCTGCCAAACCCACAACGATCACAGAGTTGGCTGCTCTGACTGCTATCTATCGGCCTGGCCCACTAAAGGCTAACGTTCATAGAAAATATGTCAAAGCCAAAAAGAATTCATCTGAGATCAAATACGATCATCCTGTAATTGAAAGCGTCCTCAGTCCTACGTTCAACTTTGTTGTGTTCCAAGAACAGTTTATGACACTTGCCGTCGAACTAGCAGGATTTTCTCCTGGCGAGTCTGACAAACTTCGTAAGACTCTTGTCAAGAAATCCTTAGACACCATGGGTAAAAAAGGCGGTGAAAGAGAAGCCGCACGTAAAAAGTTTATCCAGGGCGCAAAAGACTTACATGGAATCAACGAAGATATAACTCAAGCATTGTGGGAGACCATCGAAGCATTCTCTGTGTATGGGTTTAATAAATCTCACGCTGTGGCCTATGCGATTGACTCCTATTACGCTGCTTGGTTGCATACACACTACGAGGAAGAGTGGCTCGCTACAATATTGCAGTCTGAAAACACCAGTCCAAAAGGCTTAGCCAAAGCAATGGGCGAAATTAAAAGTTATGGCTACGAATTCACCGCTGCAGACATAAATCACTCTGGTGAAGAGTGGGTCTTTTCAAAAGATATTAGGGGATTCACACCACCACTCAGTTCTGTTAAGGGTGTAGGAAACACAGCGATGTCAGAGATCCTGCATATGAGGCCCTACCGGAGCCTAAATGATCTATTCTATGATGAAGAAGGCACATGGAAGCACTCTAAGGTTAACAAGACTGCACTTTCTTCTTTATGTAAGATTGAAGCTTTTGGTTCTCTAGAAGAGATCAAAAATAATAAAGTAAGCAACCATCGCCAGCTTCTTGCCATGATGACGGACGGCAAAAATTACGATACTCTTCGCCGCGGCCACTACGGCCTAACCAAAACACAAGTCAAACGAGCTGTTAAGAATGAAGAAACACTTCTGCCGTTAATAGACAGACTCATGAGCGATTATAGTGATATTCCAGATTGGACCCGGCAAGAGAAGATAGTAAACTATGTAGAAATTACTTCTGGCGTCGACGCCGATCTCGTATTCCCGCCTAAGTTAATGAGTAAGATCAGAGAAAAAGACCTTATTTCCATTCACGAAATAGCCCCGGGCTCTAGAAATGTAGGCTGGTTCTGCGTTTCTGAAGTCATTAAGAAAAAGACTAAGAATGGAAAAGACTTCCATCGGCTCAAGGTGATAAACGATGAGTATCAGACATCTTGGATCAGAGTTTGGGGTCGACCCAACGAAGACATTGTGCCGTATACTCTCTGGGTGGCTGATGTTCATCATGACGATACTTGGGGTTATTCGACATCATGTTACAAGATGAAGAGAGTGAGTTCTTTTGACTAGGGAGGCTCTAAAATGAAATTTAATACGCAGAGTTTAATACTCGAAGGCCCAGACCTTTCAGGTAAAACAACGTTATACGAAGACCTTCACAAGCTATCAGGCTTTAAGTGGAACATCCAGGACCGATCTTGTCTTTCAATGGTTTGTTACGCAATACAGTTTGGAAGAGATGTGTCTAAGTGGAGAGACCAGCTTGAGATAGAACTGTCGAACCTTAATAATCGGATGATAGTTTTGTTGCCAAAGTTCTCTGTGCTGGAAGAAAGATATCATCAGAGAGGCGACGACATTCAAGATATTGACTCCTTGAGGTGTTTGTATGAGATATTTAAAAATGAAATTGAACGACTAGGCCCTCGCCCCACACTTAAGATTATAAGATCATCTTGGAGCACAAATCAAAATGCTTCTGATATATTAAACTGGATTGAGACTTTGGAAAACACTTCACCGAAAGATGTAGGGACAATTATAAGAGATTATGTTCTAAACTCCGAGAAAGATGAGTATGTTCTGGATGTGACAATTGAAAACACATTAAAAGTGGTCAACCCCGACATAATGAATCATCCGAGTGAAGGAAAATATTACTCAGAAATCCTAAATAGCTTTGATAGAAAAATTTGTAATGAAAAAGCAGGCCGCAATGAGTATAAAAAGACTCAAGGCGATGACAGCAGAAGATTCTATTACAGCTCTGACTCTTGCATCTCAAGTCTACATATAATGCCCCGCGACAATAAACTTAAAGCTGTATGTTCGCTAAGGAGCACAGATGTTGTTAGGAATGGTGAGATTGATCTTGTCTTTCTAGATTACATGATGTCTCTTTTAGGACAAAATCATTTTAAAAATTATAGAAATTATAACATGCGTGTAAGATTAAATAGCGCACACTTTAGACGAGATCTAGACCGATAGTTTTAAAATAGTTATCGATACTTAAGAGGTAAGAATGCAACCTGAATTAATAGTTTACACGGGCCCTATGTTTGGCTCCAAGACGACAAAAATGCTAACTGTTCTAGAACGAGCATGCTATCAAAACAAGTCTGTGATAGCTTTCAAGCCTAAGATGGATGATAGATATGATTCAGGCAATATAGTAACTCATGCCGGTCTGAAGTTTGTTGCACAAAACGTTCAGACCGGACAAGAAATATTAGAGAAAGCCACAGAATATGATATTGTTGGAGTCGACGAAGCATTTATGATAGAAGGAGCCGCCACCGCATTGATAGAGCTTTATAAAATGGGCAAGACTGTAGTAGTATCTTCGATTCAACTTTCTGCCTCGGGTCAAGTCTTTGAAGAAATAAAAGACTTGCTTCCTTGGGCTACGAAAATAGAAGTATGCCCAGCAGTGTGTGTCAAATCCGGCCTGGATGCCTACTTTACAGTTCGAAAGTCAGATGGAAGACAAGAAATCGAAGTAGGCGGCTCAGAGCTATACGAGCCCCGCGCGTGGTCTCACACACCTTTCGTTAATTTAAAGTTTGGAGTCAATAATGGACCCGTCTAGTGTTGATTGTGTAATTTATCATGCTGACTGTACTGATGGCTTTGGTGCAGCATATTCCACTTGGAAGCTTCTTGGGAATCGAGCAGAGTACCATGCTTGCAAGCACGGAACGGCACCGCCTAATGTCAAGGGCAAAAACGTTGTCATTCTTGACTTTTCTTTTGACAATAAGACAACAAAGAAGATGATTGACGATGCAAACGCGCTTCTTGTTATTGATCATCACAAGTCAGCCATGGTTGAGCTACATGATATTACTAATACCCACTTTGATATGACAAAATCTGGTGCCATACTTTCATGGGAGTTCTTCCATCCAGGAAAGGAGCCACCAAAATTTATCAAATATATCCAAGATAGAGATCTTTGGAAATGGGAGCTGGAATATTCTAAAGAGTTTAGCGCTGCATTTGATATGGTCCCCTTCGATTTTGAAGAATTTGAAAAGTTTGAAGATGATTCTGTCTTTGATGATGCAAGAAAGCGTGGATCGTTTATACTTGCTTATTCTAAAACAGTTGTAAAGAAGGTTTGCGAAAAAGCTCAACCTCGAAAAATGGGTGGGAAAGATGTATTAGTCGTCAATGCTTCCCATTGGATGTCTGAGATCGGCGCACGCCTCTCTCCTGACTGTGACTTTGCATTAATTTGGCATTGGGATCACGAGTCAATGCAGACAAAAGTTTCGCTAAGAGCATTTCACGATGCAGTCGACGTTTCAGAAATTTCAAAAAAATTTGGTGGAGGTGGACACAAAAAGGCCGCAGGTTTTATACTTCCAAGAGGGTATGACATCGAGACTCTTTTTGAGGACACCAAGTCTAAGACACCTAGCAGAAAGAAAAGTAACA